TGGGGAGATCAACCACGGCCCGCCCGAGATCGAGAGCAGAGACTCAGTTGGCCTGCTCGAAGCCGATCGCGTCGCGGTGGCGGATCGCGCCGCTGCCGCCGATGTAGTGACGGCAGGACGTGCCCGCCTGCTCGTCCATGAACGCTGAGAACTCCAGGTCGAACTGGACAGCGTCAGATGCCGCCCACTTCTCCTCGGGAATCGTGTTCAGTTTCACGCGCGGGTAACAGCGGCCCACGATCCATTCGTCATCGGCTGGCCCGTCCGCCATGACGGTGAGCAGACGGTATTCGGCGAGGGCGGGGATCGCCGCCTCGTCGAACGTGATCTCTCCGGTGGTCTTGTCGGCCTTGACCTGCGAGAGGTCGATGCCGTAGACGAGGGCCTGCGTGCCCTTGCGGAACGGCTCAAGTACCGTGAGTTTCACGGTCTTCGGGGCCTTCGTCAGGTCGGTACGCACCGCCTCGGCGTACCCCAGGGCTTCGACCGTCTCATTGTTTGCGTCGGCGCTGTGGCTCATTCCGTCGGTCGTGACGAGTCCCAGCGGGATGAACTCTGACGGAATCTCCTTGAGTGCTCCGCCCGCGTCGGTGATCGCGGTGGGGACCTGCGTCGTCATCGGGGCCAGGAACGCGATTGCGTTCAGCCCTTTACGGACGTTGGTCGTGCGGTTATGCCGCTTCTTGAGGGCTTCGATGGTGGTCATGCAAGACCCCTTTCTAATCAATTGGTGTCGTCTGAGATGGGCCTGTGCGTGACCGTTGCCGTCATATGGACGACCTCGACAGCCTCGAAGTAAGGCTGCACGCCCAGGAGCGAGTCAACCTCCGCTGCGTCTACCCAGCCGGACGCGCCGACGACCGGACGGACGGCGAGCGCCCCCTCGATCTGGTCCGCGAGCGCGGCGGCTCCGACTTCGGCGGGGGAGGTTGGTGTCTTTGCGTAGATGGAGATGGAGATCGTGTCGTCTCGGTCGTAATCCCCGGTCTGGGTTTGCACGAGCGAGACGTGTGCGAGAGGTAGCGGCCCGTCGGTGAAGCCGGGCTGCAGTACTCGGGCGGTTGGGATGCCGGTCGCCGCGGTGATCGCATCGCGGACGACCTGGACTGCATCGGTGTAGGTCATCGGAACTGCCTCCGTTTAGATCTGGCTCCGAGTAGCGCTCGGAGAGTGTGTGCGCCAGGGACCGGCTTACCGGCTCTGCTGCGGTGCCCGAACTCCACCGCGAGCACGTGGGGCGCGTCGTTGTAGACGCGGCCAACGTCTCGGACCGGACCTCCCGGTCTGAGGGGCGCTTTCGTCGTCTCGACTTTGTACGAGTCCGCTAGGTTGTCGGTGAGGCCTCTAGGGGCGGCGGCGGCTGCTGCTGCCCTGAGCTGTTCGGCTTCCTGGTGTAGGCCTGGCGCTAGTGCGCCGCTTTGCAGGAAGCCCTTGATACCGGCGGAGTCCCTGCGGAAGTTGTTCCCCACGGTTTCACCTCCGATTGATGGTGACCGCGACGCCCTTCGGCCAGGGGGACGGCGGCGACTCGACTTGCCAGTGCCCGCCGAGCGGGTGCTCAGCAGGGATCGTGATCTTGTCGCCGACCTTGAGCGACGTTCCCGGCGGCGCGTACAGCGTCGCCTGTTCGTCGGGCTGCTCCGACGTCGGCGACGTCAGCAGCCCTGGGACCGTGAAGGCCCCCGGGGCGACGAGACAGCCGCCGATGAGGCGCGCCGCGGTTTCCTCGACGAGGTAACCGTCCTCGTCGCGGCGGACGCGCCCCTCGACCTGGACGGGAGTCTTCCACTCCTCCATCACGTCAGGCACCTCCCATCACCCACACGTGCCCGGCGCGGCGCGGACGGTATGAGTCCGCGAGCGCCTGGTCGTCGGGGGAGAGGAGAGCCTGACCGCCCACCGCCCAGGTGGCGTACTGCCTGGTCTGGGTGAATGGGCCGGTCGTGTCCGTTGCCTGCGTTGCTCCGTGCGCGGCGGCGGCGTCGATCGACATGATGCGGCGCGCGCTGTCCGCGAGTTGGAGTCTCACCGCTACGGGGACCTCGGTGAGACCCGCCGTGTAGGTGACGACCACGAAGTCACTGCACCACGCTCGCACGAAGAGGTGCCCATGCCGCTTCTCGTACGCGACGGGCGCCCCCTCGTCAGTGAAGACGGCGAGCACCTCCACGAGAGGCGCCCGGGTGGGGAACACCCGGCCACCAGCGTCCACCTTCAAGCGGTGTACATACGTCTCGACAGTGAAGGACTGACGCGCACGCTGCCTGAATGCCTCAGACAGTTTGTCCGCGACGAAGAGAGCGCGAGGCTTCTCCTCGTCGCTGAGCGTACGCCCGAGGGCCGCCTCGATGTCCTCGATGTCGACGAGAGGTGCGCTCATGTTCGCACTTCCTTTACTTCTTGGACTTCTTGGCGGGCTCCTGCTCAGGCGGTTCACTGTCGGGCACGGCCTCCTCGAGGATGCCCGCCGTGATCATTGCCGTGGCGACCTCGTCCGCGAGCTCAAACTCGATCCCGTTTGCTCCCTTGACCTTCATCACGAGGCCTTGAAGACCTGAACTGCCTTGGGGCGCAGGACTGCGCCGCCGTAGACGTGCAGGCCGCGGACTCGATCCGCGAAGGTCTGTTCCGCACGCATGCTCTCGGTCTTCTCGACCTGGGACACGTAGGCCACGGACGGCTTGTGGAAGCCGATCGCCATGGGCTTCGTGTTATCGAGCCAGGGGCTCGTGACCACGTCGAAGCCCAGGAGACGACCGATAGCCGCCTCCCTCAGGCCTTCCGTCATGTTCGACTTGTCGAAGCTGGTGAGCTTCGACCCGTCAGAGAGGAGGAACTCCTCGAAGGCCGCGTTGATCAGGAGCACGCGGTCCATAGCGGGAATCTTCTCGGCCGAGAGCTTGCCGCGCAGCTTCAGGATCGCAGCGTAGGCCGTTTCCCAGTTCGTCGGGTTCGCGATGCCCGTCACCGCCGTGCCCTTTGACGCCAGCATCGCGGTCAGGAAGGTCTCCGCGTCTTCAACGAGCGCTGCCGCCGCCGACTTGGTGTACTCGTCGAGAGACTGGTTCGCCTGCGCAGCGTCGATGTCATCGACCAGGAAATCAAACGCCTTCTCCTGGTCAATGGTGATCTCGATACCCGTGGACTCCACGGCATCGGGGATGGTCGTGCGCGGCACCTTAGCACCGCCAGTCCCAGTGACTGCGCCGGTCTTGTAATCCTTGACCTTCACATCCACAATCCCGGGGATGTGAATCTTCGAGCCCGCCGTGAAGGCCTTCTCGTATTCACGGTTCGCCATCCCGACGAGCACCGTGTCACGACGGAAGTTCTCAAGGATACTGGCCGACCACAGCTCCGGAATGAAGTGCTGCAGAGTCATTTTCTGTCCTTTCTTGGCCCGCTTATGCGATGCCCATGATGTTGTTCAGTTGCCCGTCCTTACGGGCCTTGATGATCTCTGAGGGAGACATCTTCTTGAGGTCATCCCTGGTGAGCTGCTTAGCAGCCCTGATCTCCTCACCACGAACCCCCGCATCAGTCGCTGGAGCACCCTTGGGCACCTGCACGGCTCGCCACGCCAGGAGACGCTCAGCAGATGCCCTCAGCTCGTCCTCTGACGAGCCGGACAGCAGGTCAGCGTCCACGCCCGTCGCTGCCGCGACCTTCGCTCGCATCGCCTCGGCCTCCATCGCCGCAGCTCGCGCCTCAGCCTTCGCTGCTGCTTCCTGCGCCTTCTGCAGCTCAGACTTGCCCTGCTCCTGAGCCTCGTCATAGAGGCGCGCCTTTTCGGCGTTCTCCTTCATCCGAGACTCATTCTTGCGGGACAGCTCCTTCCACTTCCGCGCCTCAGCCTCCCAGTCAACCTGCTGGGCCGTAGCCTCAGCAGCGGCTGCAGGGGCATCCTGCGCGGACGTCGCATCCCCTCCCGCCTCTGCGGACGGGGCGTCGACGAAGCGAAGGTAAGGACGGTGCTTCAGGTGGTTCTTCATGGTGATTCCTCCCATTCCGGGTACACGAAAGCCCCCACACCGTTACGGCTGGGGGCTGGTTGGGGTATCAAAAACCGACCCGGGCATTGCGCCCATGGCCGGTGAATTTGAGCTATATGAAGTGAGGACACCCCGGCTGCCCGAAGGGGCTGCCTAGTGTCCTCGCCACTAGGGTACCACACTCATGGAATGTGGACAATATTTCCTGCATGATCTATGACAATCACTTGGGTAAGATGACGCCCCTGCATACCCTGCCGAATATCCCCGATCGCTTCCCTATCGTCGAGTTTGCTACGGCGCAGATCGAGGACCAGGCGTTCAGCTTGTTTCCCCGCTCGCTTCATCTGCGAGTCGATGGTGTTCTTGCCTTCCCCCGTGGGTGCTTTGAATTCCCAGACCTGCTGATTCATTTCCGCGTCTGGGTTCTTCGCACCTTCTTCGCGCGAATCAACGCGGAACAGCACGTCCATTCCCGTTTCCGCGAGGCGCAGCGCCGTGAGCACCTCATGCTCACTGGGCGGTTTTCTGGCCGAAACTGCCGGGATGAACACCCGTCCGTCCCCATGCCCCGGATACAGGAATTCTCCGGGAATCCCTGTCACGTCCCCACCCTCATACTGAAGCGTCTTATGCCATTTATCGGCAGAAACGCTCATCAGGCGCTTTAAACGATCGGAGTCGTCCGGCGGTTGTGCTGCGGTCTTCTTCGGGGGCTTGGGAGGCTTAGGCGGCTCAGACTCCCCCGCCTTGGTCTTAGGCTTTGCCTTGGGCTGTGCCCATGACAGCGTTGGCCCATACTCGCCGTGTTCGCTGACCGTCAAGAGCTTCCGATAATCCGGAGTGCGCCCACCCCGGTCAGAGACGCCAAGGCGGTCCGCCGCGACTTGGTGGACCTGCTCGAGCAGGTCCTCATCAATCACCTGATTGACCGCCAGGCCCGGAGGAAGCGGCTGCACCCCACAGTCACACCCCGGGTGAATCGGCAGCAGGTCACCACGGTAATACCGCTGGGTCGAGGCGACGACGCACAAGGCGCAATTCTCACGCCCCGTCAGGACACGCCGGTAGAACTGCCCCTCCTCCGGGTACCCCCGCATCGACTGCCGAGACGCATGCACCTTCGCCAGCTGCATGTCCCCACCGATCAACTGCGTCAACCGCAGCCGCCCCTCAGCCGCAGCCTGCGGCAGAGGCTTGCCAGCCGCGAGCGCGGTGTACACGTCAACAGCTGGGCGACGATAGACGACGCGCGGGTCTACGCCGCGAGCGCCGCGTATCTCGTCCTGGTCGATGGGTGGGAGGACCACGTTCCAGCCGAGTTCGCTGGCACACTGGGCGAGGTACGCGCGCGTCAAATCCGCTATACGGAGCTGGCCCGCTGCCACCCTAGGGGTGACCGCCTCAATCATGTCCTCGACGGCACTGGCCCTGTAGTGAGGGAGAGAGTCCCAGTATGCCTGGCCGAAGGCCGTGATTTGCTGGCGGATTGCGTGGACCTGGCTGTCGTACGCCTCGGCGAGGCGGTTGAGCGTGTCCAGGTCAGTCACGTCAGCCTCCTCACCAGATCACCAGACGCCCTATGGGGTCGGTGTTGTCGGCGCTTGGTTTTGCCTGTCCTGCAGGGAGAACGCTAGCGCCAGCTGCTCTTCTGCCCGGCGCTGCTTGTCCTGCGCGATCTGTTCAGGCGAGTACCCGAGGATATTCCGCTGAATCGTTTCCAGTGCCTCGCCAGCATTGCGCGCCTGGACGGCCGCCGCGTACTTCTCCGTGAGGGAGACAGCATGCGGCGGCACAAACAGGACCTCCACGGTCTCTGCCTCGTCCAGCGTGTATCCCTCGACCGCGAGCGCCTTGACGATGAGGTAGGCGAGCGCGGGCTTGAAGCGCTCGATCCTGTCACCTGCCTTGGATAGGAGAGCCTTCTGCGGTTGCTCAGCTCCCGCTGCCGATTGGTTGGCGGAGTCCGGGAGCATGATCGAGATCGGCGTTGCCGTCTCGGCCGCCAATTCCCGCCAATCATCCTTGGTCGCGTTCAGGATTTCTGTGATCTGTGTTTGCGAGGACTCCCAGATTTCTACGCCCGGGGGCAGCTCCCAGAGAGCTGCGGGCGAGGGCTCAAAGATTGCCTGGTAGTCGATCGTGTTCCCGGACTCATCCTCAGCAGGCAGGCCAGCCGACCCCTCAGCAGACTTGAGCGCTCGCTGGCGGAACGCCTGCATGCTGATAATGACCAGCCTCTGCAGAGTTTGCCAGTTGATGCGGTCGATCAGGTCCAGGACATGTTCGAATTCGCCCATCCCGAACCTGTTTTCGAGAACCACAACCGGCGGCACGCCCTCGAAGGGCTGGACGCCGCCGAGGTCGAGTCGCCAGTCCCCGGACACACGGGAGATCAGCTGTCGCGACTTGTCGTATGCCGACCGCGTATAGGACATGCGCAGGCCCGGCGTCCACATCACGAGGTGGTCGAGGCCGGCCGCCTGGTCTCGCCAGACCTTCACGGCCGCGAGCGCACGCCACGGCCGCACCGGGTCCGGCTCCACATACATGTGCTCCGGGCGCTCATACGTCACGCATGCGCGGCCGTCTTCGTCCTGGGTGACCAGGAGGTAGCCGCGCCCAAGGGTCGCGGCGTCCCAGATCGCGT